AGTTTGCGCACTGCGCGGCCGGACTCGCGGGAAGTTTCCTTGTGCTCCCATTCAACCTTGGTGCCGTCAGGGAGTTCAGGAACGCGGAGGTAGTGGGGGTTGGTAAGACGCCAACGGGGACATTCAGCCATTTGATTTTCCTTTCATGATTGAGCATTGAAAGTGCAAGTGCCACCAGTGATATTACCAGTGGTTGCGCTGAGAGCAGACTTCACGCTGAAGGTGTCTCCAGCAGCAAAGGAGACACTATGAGTGAGATCAGAGGCAGACGTAGCACCAGTATTTATGGTGGCAGTGATTGAGGTGTCAGAGCCATTCTTTTCTAGGGTGTAAACCACTGTTTGACCAGATCCACCAACGAGGCTATTTTGGCATCGCATGTTAGTAAGGGTCATAGGTGCAGAGACGATCTCTTCAGCGGGGGATTCAGTTGCTTCATGGCCAAAGGTGTTCATGAATATAGTAGTGTTTTGAGCGATAACAGCAGTGTAGCCGACATGGGTGGTTAGATTCCAACGGGAGCTTGGGCCAATGGTTATGGTTTGGCCTGAAGCTAGAGTTGGTGATAATGAGACTAGTATAACAAGCCTATTGAACAAACGCATGGAAGAATGCTCCTGAGCCAGCGGTTAGGGTGAAGCAACCGGTGGTGGATATGGCGGCGACAATGCCCGTGGAATACCACTCCGGTGGGCGAGGGGCAAAATTCAAAGAGACATAACTAGACGAGCCAATAGGGACGCACTCTATGGGAGTCACAGTGCCGTTGGAGGGAAGAGCCGTGGCGTTGAAGACCATAAGGAAGCCAGCCGCACCGGAGTTGTAGGCATAGACGGAGAGGAGGGCACCAGGGGAAGCCTTAAGGACATGGGAGCCTTCGGCCGCGGCGGATACCACTGGGATCGCTGGGGATTGCGGTGGGACGAGGACGGAGGAAATGTCCTCAGCCGCCAACAACGGGGTGACCCAGACGAACCAAAAGACAAAGGATGCAAGTAGGAGGCGTTTCATAGGGGTCCTCTATTGCGTAGGTTGCGACTGAAGGGGAATAGATACGAGGCCAGTTCGATGAGCTGGGGCTGGTTCGTCAATAGGCCACGGTAGGAGATCAGGTCGGCAGTGACGGATAAGGAGCCCAGAAGGGCTAAACCCACGGAGAGAGTGACCCAAAGAGACGAGGCCAAGAAAGGCCACCGTCGGCGCGTGGAGGGGGAAATAGAAGGCGGCAAGGATGGCGAAGCCCCAGAGGGAAGGGGATGGGCGCCACCAAAGGGCAAGGGCGAGGATGCCAATGGGGATGGCTGCGCCAAGGCCGTATTCGAAGGCGAGTTGGAGATAGTCATTGTGGACGAACTCTGGGTAGATGAGGTGGCCAGCGGAGAGGATGAAGACGTCGGAGAAGGAGCCGGAGCCTTGGCCGAAGAAGGATAGGCCACGAAGGGCAGTGCCCCAGACGGCGAGGCGTTCGAGGTCGGAGGAGTTGGTGCCCCACCAAAGGGCCCCAGCGATGGCAGGGGCCAAAACGAGGGACCAATGAATGGTTGAGGCAAGACCACAAGCGAGGACCATCCAACCGCCACGGGAGCCACATAGGACGAGGCCCGGCACCAGCATGGGGATGTAGAGCCAAAGGCGCCACTGGCACAGCAGGAGGATGGTTAAGGCTGAGGTGGCACCAAGGACTGTGCGGTTGAAGAATAGGCCGGCGATGTTTTCGCCAAAGGTGGGGACGGGGTGGTAGCCCCACCATTGAAAGATGGCTAAGAGCGAGGAGGCGGTGAGGCCTAAGGAGAAGCCCCGGAGTAGGGGGCGAAGGTCGGTCGAGGTGTAGCCAAGTTGGAAAAAGAGGCCCCACAGTGCGAGGAGGTAGATGCTGAAGATTGCATCGTATTGCTGTGGGGCCCAAGTGATGCCAATGATGGCGAAGCAAAGGAAGCCTAGCCACCAATGGTGGATGACTGACGTCGGGGAGTTGCGGCGCCAGAGCATCCAAGGGAGAGAGATGGCCAAAAGGGCCCACTGCGTTGGGATCGATGCCCCAGTGATACCGGGGATGAACGCCAAGGGGACAATGAGGCCCAGGAGGAACATCTTAGTTAAACCCAGTGCAGAAGTAGGAGACCTTGTTGGCCGAGGTGGCGGTCTGGGTGAAGGCGATCGAGGTGGTGGCTGGGGTATAGGCCGTTGGGGAGGAGGTGGCATTGCCTGAGAGCCAAGAGGCGACGCAGTTGGGGACAGAAAGATAAGCACGGCCGAAGGTGACGGTGGCCGTGGTGGCGGAGGTGCCCATGGTGATGGTGCCGGCGACGTCAGTGCCGGTGATGGACGGGGACCCGGTGCCAGCAACCGTGGCCAACGTCTGTCCCTGCGAAGTGTTCAGGACGTGGTTGGAGAAGTAGACGTTGTTGCCGGTGTCGACACCGAAGACGCCCGTGGCGTCCTGAGAGAGTTGGATGGCCTTGGAGATGGTTTGGGCCACCGCAAGGCCGGCTCCCAAGGCGAGGATGAGGAGGGAAGGGAGGATGTATTTGCGCATGGCTATTGGATCCTATACCAAGTAGTGTTGGCCCGATTGAACTGATATCGAACACATGTGACGGCAGCCAGGGTTGTGGTTGTTAGACCAGTGTTTAGGGTCTGGCTAGTGCTGGCTGCGATGGTAACTGGGGTTGTGGCGAAGGCGGAACCGGTCACATTGCAGTAGCCAATGGTGGTGCCATCCGCCACAGGGTTGGGCGGGGTGGTGATGGTTGTTGGGGAAGCACCGGGCTGAGCCGCCATGAGGATGTTGCCGCCGAAGTTGAGGGCGGCAAGGGGGCTGGTGCCATAGGTCAAGACGGTGGTGGGGGAAATGGCAACCTTGGCCGCAGAGTTCCGGACTTGGTTGACGGAGATGTAGTTGCCAGGGCCTCCAGCGCCTTGACCCACTTCCCATAGTTCGTTGCCAGAGATGTCGTTCTGGACCTGGGCCCAGACGACACCAACGGCGAAGGCCCCCAAGAGGGCCCCCGCGAAGAGTGTTCGTTTCCACTTCATGGCATTGCCCTCAATTGGCCACAGTGATGCCGGCCGGGTAGCCACCGTAGTTCTGGTTCCCGGTGCCTTGGTAGGACTGATCGTCACGATCGAGAACGATGGTGGACCAGACTACACCGGTGGCGGCGCCCACGGTAGTGTAGAGTAAGCGAATGAACCGAGGGATGGCGATCGCGGCCGGTGGACGAGGGAAGTCCATGTCCATCAGGCGGGCACCGGCCACGAGTTGGGCCGTGGTGTAGACAGGGGAGGCGTACCAAGTGGAGAAGGCGTTGGGGGCACCGGAACCGTTGTCGGTGGCGCCTTGGAGGGTCACGGACATGGAAGTGCCGCCGGAGAAGGCCGTCGTCACCAGCACCAACAGCTTCATCGCCGGATCGTCGCCAATGCCGATATCGCGAGCGCCTTGGTTATTGGACAAGACGGGTAGGCCACCGTTGATGATGTGGAGGTCGATGACGTTGGCCGAAGGCTGAGTGCCGCCAACGACGTTGATGGTGGAGTTGTTGTCAAAGTTGAGTAGTGCGTCGATGATCATCGCGCGGGCTCCTTAGGTCACTTGGGATTCGTTGGAGAGGATGGCGTCACAGGTGCGAACCGGGATGCCGCGGAAGGTCGTTACCACTTTGCCGTTGAATTCCTCCAAACGAAGCAACACGTTCGTCTTATTCATAGCTTGAAGGTCCAAATAGGTCCGAACGATGCGATTGCAGTAGATATGGACACGGCCCATATTGGCTCGGACCTCGGGGGAGTCAGAGGTCTGGATGGCAGTGGCTTGGCTGGGGGCGGTGGGCAGGCGATAGAGGCCACGGACGATCAGGTTGATCAGGTTGGCGGCTGAGACGCCAGTGAGTTGGGTCACATCGATGTTGGCGATACGAGCCGTGTAGCGCCAATCGCGGAGACAGAGACCCACTTCCCATTTGAAGTGGTCGCGGTAGGCTTGGTAGGTGTTGCCGTTGGCGTCTTGGACTGGCCATTCACCCATGTCACGGTGTTGGAGGCCGGTGATCTTGCCCTTGGGGAAGATACCGTGGATGGTGTCGTTGCCCCACGTGACGATCCACATGGAGGTGTTGGTGTTGGAGGTGCCGCCGGCGTCGAGGACGTTCGCGGCGGTGGCGGAGTTGGCGGTGGTGACGGTGGAGTAGCGTGGGGCCAAACCGGTGAAGCGTTCCGGGTTGACGTGCTGGTTGCCGTAGATGTAGGTGGCGGCGACTTGCTGGGACATGCCCTCCAAGAACGCCCTGACCTCGGACAGCCTGAACTCAGCGGTGTTGCCGTTAAGGTCGGCGATGTCCTTGTCGATGACGGCGTAAGTTTCGAGGTTGCCACAGGTGTCAATGACCTGAGACGTGGTGGACTTGGCGTTCGGGACACCGGCGTTCAGGAGGCGCCAAGTGGCCTGAGGGAGACCAGTCCGGACGGTGGTTTTGTGTCCGGTGGGGAGATTGCCCTCCATGACGAGGATATCATCGAGGATTTCGTTGGTTTGGGAGAGGAGTTCGATGATGGAGGCGACGCGGTAGCCGTCGTCCATTCGTTTGGCCCAGTCGAGGTACGTGAGGGCCACGTTACCGATAGTTGCCATAGGTCAGTAGTCTCCTAGAAGGGGTTGAAGGTGCTGCGGTTCATCTCTCGTTGCCGATCTGGCCTATGGCGTTCGTCCCTTCTAGGGCTCGGTTACGATAGATTGGGGTAGAGCGCTTTGGCCGCTGAAGGCTTGGCGCTGGAATTGGGGGCCACTTGACCGGCTGGCGATGGACCTTTGCCGGTGACGGG